TGTACACTCAGAACTTTATGTAAAATTCTTAAAGGTAACCTCAGGTAGTCCTCAGGTCATTGCATAGACCCGTAGGTAGACCCAGTGAATCACCTAAGGTTAACTTTAAGTATTGACTGTAGAGGGATGGAGTGGTGTATGCTGATAAGCATCACTACGGAATCCCTAGCGCGTCAGGAAGACCCTAATCGCTACAAGTGAGTAGAGAGCACACGAGAGTCTCCAATCCACTGAGTTGCTGCTGAGTAACCAGTGAAGCCCCAAGGGCACCAGCAAGTACCAGCAGAAATCGCCAAGTAGTCCTATGGCGCAGTAAGGTTAACAGTAAGCGCATAGGTCCTCCTTGTGTTAGCTCTTAGTGTCTTACAGTTAGAGGGTGATATTATCATCACTACCCTCTCTCATGGAGGAGACTTATAGTGCATAACTATATGAATGAAACTTTAAGTAGTCTTATAGTAAGTCTTTAGGGGTCTCTCCCTATAGTGCTACCTAATTCCAAGTGTCTGTTATACATAGAGTTTTCTCATGGTGGCCTTCCGTGGCCTAATGAATCCTTATGCGACTGAATCGACATAATATGCAGACAGGCCCAAGGACTCTACAAGCTCCTCGCGGACCTTTAGGGCCTCCGCAAGTGTTGGTGCGTACCTTACGTACCTCTTACAATCCTTGTGGACTAGAATCCTAAAGTCCCGCTGTCGTGCTGTAATTCCTTTGGGCATCCCATCAGCCCTCTCACGCTTGGAGTTATGGGCATTCTGGGACCGAGTGACCAGTCGTAGGTTCTCTATCCGATTGTCCTGCTTGTTGCGGTTTATATGGTCAACCATGTAACCGTCTGGTATCCTACCATTGAAGCCTTCCCATACAATACGATGAGCACTCCCGCCGTTCCACTTGAAGTATTCTCCTTGTAGAACTGCGAGTTGCTCACCCTTAGAGTTAGAGAGGCACCCCGGCACATCCGGGTCATACCTCACGTCAAACATATTACCTCCTCACCATGCGATGAACATAGTGTCATCCCCGTCGTCTTCCCATCGGATGTCCACACCGTTGCTGCTGGTGGCCTTGAACTGGGAGACGTTACTTAGAGGCTTCTCCATGTGGTGCTCCAAGAACTCCTGAAGTACCTCAGCCTCTATCTTCACAGCGTCCTGCTGCATCGTAGAGCGTAGGAACTCGACACCCAATGCTAGCGCATCAAGTCGGTCATCGTGTGCCACAGCGCCCTTCTCACGGCTCATACGGGTCATCTGGTAGAACAGGCTGTACTTCAGAGCGTGCTTACCGTCTGCATCACGCGCCGTCTGGTAGTCCTGTCGGATAACCTCATCCCGGATGACCAAGCGGTGACTTGCCAGTACAGGCTCAAGGGTATCGCAGATACGTACCTCTTTCATGCCACGAGCACGAATCTCTTCGAGTTGCGCTGGGTGATGCTTCAGAAGCACAGGCTGGAACACGTTACCGAACATACCGTCACCGAAGTTGCTCTCGAAGACAACGGTCTGTACCTGCCACTGCTTGGCCTTCTTAGCGAGGAACTCAAGGGACTTCTCTTCGTACCCACGAGTACCGCCAGCATCCATCAGGTAGATGTAACCGTTGAGGGTGTACAGTACGCACCAGCCAGTCTCATCCTTACCGCGACCACTGGGGTCAATGACCAGAATCTTACCCTGATACGCCCCAGTGTTACTGGAGGCTGTATGGAAGGAGTAAATCTCATCACCCTTCATGCCCACGTTAGGAAGCTCCTCATTGCGGTTCTGACGGTTCGGCAGCCACTGGTAGTGCATTGGGGCCTTGTCCATCTGGAGACCGCACACGATAGCGTCACGGAGGCGTAGCGGGTACTTCTCGGCGTCACTGAGGTTCGGGTTGAGCATGAACTGAAGCGTATAGCCAGCCTTGCCGTATTCCACCTCACGCTCCTGAAGGTCCATAGAGTCGAATCGAACCGGGTCGGTAGGTTGACTACTGAGGCCCTCTTTGTCCTCATCGTACTCACTGCGGAGCATCGGAGCCAGACGGTCACCATAGTACAGGTCTTCCTCTTTGGAGCGAGGGTACTGTGCAGGCCAAATGATGGTGGAGTACCCACGGTTGTCCTCAAGTTCCTTGTAGAGCGTCATCTCGGTCTGAGGGGTCCCCAGATAGATAACACGACTAGTCGGCAGAGGTTTCAACAGTGCGGCGAACTCCTGAACCAACGTCCAGAGTTTCTCACGAGCACCTTGGGTCGCAGAGTTACCGGGAATCTCCACGTCATCCGCAATGATGATATCGGCACGGCTACCAGTAAGCTGACCCGTAATACCCACAGACTTAACTGACGGGCTGTGGTCTGGCTTGGCAGGGCCTACATCGAAGCTAATCACGGAGTCACGCTGACCGGGGCGAGGCTTAAGCTCACTCAGGAAAGGCAACAAGTCGATGATGTTCTTGATGAAGATGGAGTTAGCGTCCGCACGTTCCTTTGAGGCCGAGACAATCAGTATCTTTAACTGAGGGTCACGCCACAGTGTCCACACTACGAACGCACACGTGATGAACGACTTCCCGATACCACGGAAAGCCTGAAGGATAAACTTCTTGTTCTTTGGGTTCGCCAGACACTTGGCCATGTCGATTTGACACTTGGTTGGTTCCGGCAGGTTCAGGGCCTTCCAGAGCACGAAGAGAAAGGCGACAAAGTCACCCTTCAGTTGCGCAATGATTAAGGCGTTCTTGGCTTGCTGAGAGTTACTCAATGTTCACCTCCCTTCCCTTGCAGCTTGCGGATAGTGTCCTGTAGGGCCTTCTCCTTGAGGTCGGCCTTCTGGGTTATTGCGATAAGGCTTCGAGCAGTTGCTTCGTGTAGTTCGACGGAACCATCAACGAGGCATCGACCGTCTGGTCCTGCGGCGACACTGGTAGGTTTGACTCTGACGCGCAGCCGCTTATTGTCGCTACGCAAATCAGCAATAATCCTATCAGTGCTGCCCTCCAGCCCCTCAAGGTCTGCTTGGTACTTAGCCGATACTGCGTCAATCGCTTTCTGAGTTTCAGCTCTAGCCGTTTGCTTCTTAACGTACTCATTCTGTACTACCTCCTTCCATTTAGCGTCCGTAGATTGCGAACCCAAGTGCCACCCGAAGGCAAACACCATGATAGCCACAAGATACGGGACGATTCTCTTTGTGAACTCCAGCATAATGCCTCCCGTTGTTTCTTAGTTTTCACGTAGGAACGCCTAGCGTAGTGCAATGACATCCATAAAGGCACTACATATAGTAGTACCTTGAGTATATCACTGTAGGGTGAACTTATCGTCATCTGTCAGACCATCGGCACCCACCTTGGAGTTATAAGCCTCCAGACCCTCAGCCAGTCCGCCCAAGATGTTAACGTCAGGGGTCAGCTTAGAGATTTGGAACTTATGGCGCTCCAGTAGTTTACCAATGGCGTTGTACAGCTGAGGTGTCCGCTTCTCTGGATTCTTCAGGTCCATGAGCATCTGCTGAGCCATCTCAGTGTCTAACATTTCGAGGAACTTAATCAGGTCCATATGTTACTCCTTATAAGTCTGGGCGCTCATCTTTCATGAGTCACCTCTGTTTGCTTTCTTCCAGTCAATGATTTTGTCGACTACCTTGGCACCAATCTGAACCACTGTGTAGGCGATTGCCGCGACGTAGAACCACTCGTTGAGTGAGAGGCCCCAAAAGAGCCTCGCTACACCGTCAGCCCCAGCGACCCCCGCAATGGGAGCCGCCTTGATAACTTCGTTGTTGAAGTCTAGGGACAACATGTTACCTCCTTACGCTAATGTCAATGGCTTCCAACCAGAAGTGGTGAAAACTGACGGAATACCAGTCTCGAAGTTCTGGGTGATACTGCCAATGGGCGGGACGTTGAAGCTCCCAATGTAGTTACCCTCAACTCCACCGCTCAGCGTACAGTTCTTCATGACAATAAACCCTGTCTGCATCTGTCCGATTCTCATGTTGATGGCCCGCATGTTATCAGCGTGGATTCTACAAGGTCCAGATAGCAGAAGCTCACCCTCAATGAACACATCCTGAAACGACACATCGTACGTGCTCGAGGTGGTGTTTCCGCTGTATGTAACGTTGCCGTTAATATACACCGCGATAAACTTCCAAGGGTCCTTCAGTGCAACAGCTCCTGCAAAAACTGTGTCCGACGCTGAGTTGTTTACACCACCAAGGGTAGCTGGACCAGAGACCCTGAAGCCTGACTTAAGGTAGTTCCTTGTGCCCACTACGTTGAGGGACTGAGCCGTAGTCCGTGATATAGTGTTTCGGTCCAAGAGAGTAAGTGATGTGATACTACCTCTAAGAACATCTACGCCAGTTAAAGTCGCCGAGGCGCACTCTAAACGTCCGATGTTACCACCAACGCTTACCACCGATGATGCTGCACCGACAGCCCTCAGGATGCCAACGTTAAGGTTTATAGACGCACTGGTCAACTTAGCGGAATCACCACCCATGGTTATCGAGTCAATATTGGTATTAGCGCCATTAGTCACGATTATGTCGCCGCCAACATTAATAGTCCCAGCTGACAGGCACCCTCGAGGCGTAGTGAACGCATAGTGTAGTGACAGGTTTGACCGAGGCAGGCTCAATGAATCTACTACCGTGTCATCCGCCACAACCTCTACCACTGGCGGTACTGAACCAGTCACAGGAAGGTCTCGAACGGAACCATAGGAAGTCCCAAGGCCTTGCAGCAGAACGTTGGCGTAACCCCATCCGTTGTCGGCAATGGTCGCGCTAGTTGACTGCTCTGTCGACGTGACCAGTGTAGCCTCTATGTGAATTTCCCCAACGTGTGACAGGTCGGCAGCACACCTCAGTGCGCGGTCTGTAGCGTCATGGCACTCGATGCGCCCAATGGTCATGCAGTTTGTGTTATCCGGTCGTGACCCTCTGTATGCTGCGATGTCCACGCCCCATTGGGCTACGTTACCACAATGCACAGAGCGAATGTCTGGGATTACCGAGTCGTATGACCCAAGGATTGACACCCCCGGTCCATCGAACCCAGTCGCACACAGTGCACCCTTTACCATAGTGCCGGATGTGACATGCAGCTGGCCAGCCCCCGGTGCACCTCGGTCTGATACGTCACGAACGACGATACTGTCGAACGATTGGTTGCCGATTGTTGAACCGAAGACTATACCGCTAGCATTGAACTGAGCATTAAGGTTTACCAGCGCCCATTTTGTATCTGGGTAACCCGGAGCAACCAGCCCAACAAGTTTGCGAGTATCGACTAACAGCGACAGACAACCTGTTATTGTCTTGATGCCTGTGATGTCTACGCCCTTCTCAATGTACACACCTCTGCGGATATAGTGGTTCTCTGAGGGTATCCCTGTTACCAGCGGCATTACAGCGCTCTTTGCTCGATTGATGGCTGATTGAAGTTTACCGGACATATCAATTCGCGCGCCAGTCCCGTTCAGTTCTGTCAATATCCCGTAGTCCAGAAGGTGAACCTCGCTGGTAATTCTCTCAAGGTAGATGTTGGTGCTGCCGGATGGAACACAAATGTGTCCGCCATCGTCTACAGCTGACCCAGCCTTAACGAGGAACTCCCCACCACCAGTGGTACCTCCTTCATAGTATGAAGTGAGTAACACCACGTCTCCAACCTTTAGTCCACTTGCTGACCGCATGTTGGCAAAGGATGTCGCCTTCCCTATGAGGTTATAACCGCTTACCTTAGAAAGCTCTACGAGAACATCCGCAGCACTCCCAGACTCCGGTAGGATGCCAATCGGCTTCCCGCCTGAGAACGCTAAAATCTTACCATCCATAAGAGACAGCGGCGGGAGTGGTTGAACGGTACTCTCGCTGAATCGTAGGGTGTGCTCTAGACCCTCGTCGACGTAACCTTTCGTAGCCGCATCAGAATCAGCAACCGGGTCCGATAGGTTTACAATCCTGCGACCCTTAGCATCAAGGTTACCTGCGTCGTCTTGGAGCATAGACATGAGGGAAACATCACGTGCCTCCTCGGCGATATGTGCAGACTGGAGCTGAGAGACATTGAGGTCGGCAGCGCGAAGAACCGAGCCGTCGCTAAAGTCTACAATCCGTTCTGACGCAGAGGTGAACCGACGTATCTCCACCCGGTCGAACCCACCTGTCGCCACAAGGAGCTTCACTCTGGTCTTGGACACATAGCGATACTCGGTGATGTTGCTCAGCAGTCTGCGGTTATCATCGGACACCAGCGATACGCGAACAAACTTACGGGACAGGTAATCGAACGGAATATCGAACTCAGTGGCCCCTACTGGGTACTGAATGATCGTTTTAATGTCTTGGTCCATTGTGGCCTCCTTTAGTTGAATGAGAAGGGAAACCAGTCGGTCTCCCTATAGTGCTACCTAATTAGTTGGGTTTAGGTTGCTGTTTGATGGTTACTCCGTTAGCCTCGTAGATTTTCATGATGAGCTGTTGAGTCAGCGGGTCGTTAGGCACAAGCTCCTTAGTGGAGTTCATCAGGCCAGTCATGTAGTCGCGCTCGGTCGGCTTGTTGGGTGCTGTGACAACCCCATAAGCGTTCTTAGCGGTCGCAATGACGTTCCCTACGTAACCCAGAGCTGGAACCTGAGAACCCAAGTTACCCGCTAGGTTACTCGACTCGGCCCGACCTTTGGACGCTCCGTCTTTCTTCTGGAACTGTTCCTCCTTCGGTAAGATGGTGGAGCGCAGCATGTTGGCATCTTGGAACCCAGCGGCACCTGCAATCATCGAGACGATGGACAGCGGGGCACCAGTATGGGAACTTCGAGTCAACGCTGCGTAGCCCAGCATGGTCGGGTTCAGGGCTTTCTTCAGGTAGTCCTTACGCTGAGACTCTTGGAGACCGTAAGCCTTCACGTGGGCCTGCATCGCAAAGTAAGTCCCAGCGATACCCAGAGACAGGATGTGGGTCAACGCCATGTCGATAGCGCGGTTGTTCTTATAGCCCTCATAGAAGGACCGAATGAACTTGGCGTTGAGCGACTTGATGGTGAAGTTCTTGAACTGCATAGCCATCTTGACACCAGCACCATACGCCTTGGAATCCTGCTGTGATACCTTGTGAGGGCGCAGCATGGTCTCGTCGGCAACCTTATCGGCAAGACGCCACAGGTCCATCGCTCTCGGGTCCTGACTGAAAGCCTTCTTGTCCTTGATGGTGAACTGGCCGTTAGCGTCACGAGTCGCGTGGTCGACAAAGAGTTGCTTGATACCCCTCCACTGCTCAGGACTGATAGAGGCAGCTTTGAGGAAGTTCTCTTTGCCGAACTTGGAACCCTTACCGCCTAGGGCCGCACCAGCCACATCACCGAGCACACCCTGACGGGCAGTGTCCAGAATGTAGTTGGCTGTACCGTTCAGCATCTTGGTCCAAGGAGAACGGGCCGACAGCTCCTGAGTGCCGAACTTAATGGTACCAATGACTGACGCCATGGCCCCACTGGTATCGGACGCCTCACGGATTCGCTGTATGATGTCCTCACGCCCCGGACGGATTAACTGGTCGAGTTCCTTACCGAACAGCGCCCCATGGAGTTCACGAAGTTCACTACCCGACACCGGAGAGGTTCTGGTGGCGAGGTCACGTAACGTTGGGATACCGTGCAGCATCGCCTTAACGTTACCCTTAGCCAACATCCCAGCAATCTCTGTGAGGTTCTGCGGACCCATGTAGAAGTTCTTAGCGAAGAACGCTAGGTCGTTCAGGGAACGCATAGCCGTCTCAAAGGCTGTATCGTTGTTACGTCGAGCACGCCCAGTGAGAATCTTAACGGTGTCCTTCAGCGCTTCTACTTCACCCTTCAGTTGACCCTTACGTTCGGCCCGCTTGTCTAACGCCATGATTTCGTCTTTGAGCTGCTTCGTGGTCTTCCCACTGCCACCCATGATGGAGATATCACCGTTAACTCGGCGGTCGTACGCTGGTATAATCCGTGCCATGTCGAAGTCCCTCAGGTCGTTGACGCTGAAGGTTGACCCATCCGGTAAGGTAACCGGGAGGTCGCTGTCGAACATGTTGCGGGCTTCTAGGAACGAGTTGTTCTCAATACCGACAAGACCAGTGATGTTCTCATCAATGATGCTGGACGCTGTGAAGTCCTCAGTATGGCTGATACCGTACGCCTTATCCATAGCGTGCTTCTGGACCACCTCAGGTGTCACTTGGTCTACCGACTTGTAGCCGTTGAGTTCCATTAGGTACTCGTCGACACGTACCTTGACCTCAGGACGCACTCGGTAACTGGTAAGCCAGCTCTGAGCGATTGCCTGTTGAAGTCCTTCAGGTCCACCTAGCTTCTGCATCATCAACTCCTTAGCTCCCCTGTCGTACACGTTGGGCACATAGGTACCCTTGTGTCGACTACCGGGGAAGATGCTCACTGCGTTAGCGTTACCGAAGATACCCGGCTGTTCCATCAGTTCACGCTTGGTGTCGAAGTGCTCTTTAAGCAGGTCCATCACCTCACGTTCACCTTTGGTCAAATCAGCCTGTAACTCTGGGCGCTCAATCGCCAAGGCCGCACGCTTGTAGACTTCCTGACGGATGGCTCTGCGAGACATCTTCTGCTCACCCACGGAGAACTCTGGGTCCTTCATGGCACGGTCAACAGCGTCATACAGTTGGTTATACATCCGTTGGTCAGTCGCGTGGAGTCGCTCATGGATATCCGAAGCTGTAGCCCCGAACTTACCGCTAGACCCTGATTGCATCCCTGTAGGAGAACGAACGAGGTCCTGAGCTATTGCACGGACGCCAGCATCCTTGGACCCTAATGTCTTCAGGCCAATCTCAGTGAACCCACCGAGCTTGATACCGGGAGCTGCACGCTCTGGGTCAATCTCTGCGAAGTCACGTTGGGTCCTTGGGTTGAGCGGGTTGGTGTCACTCAGGATGGAACCATTGGCCAGAACCACTGCGCCCTCTTCGGTCGGGTGGTCGGCAAACGGAACACCTCTGTGGTCCTGCTCGAACGAGAAGTTCTCTGGAGGTAGTGTCGAGGTGTCATGGCCGCCAGTATTGATGGCAGTCTCTCGTGCTTCCATACGGAGTGCTGGACCAGCGAACTCATTCACGGAGTCTACTCCACGAGCCTTGCGTATACCAGCGGCCACGGCGTCACTGAGTGCAGACATTCCAGCACCGAACAGTAACCCACCGAGTGCCGCATCAGCGTAGTGAGCCTCGCCACCAGCGACTGACGTACGGATGCCTTCAGAGGCAACGCTGAGCGCTCCAGCCTGTGCACCTACTCGCAGGGCCTTATTGACCACCTTGAGTCCCTTCCCGGCCACACCGACCAGAGGCACATAACTGAGTGGGTCTACACCAGCACCAACGATACCAGCAGCGAGTTTCGCCCCAGTACCAGCCTCAGCGGCCCGTTGGTCAGCCTCGAAGTTATCCTTAGCCAGCTTGATGAGTTCATCCCAGTTCTCACCGTCACCACCAGTCACCACACCGTAATAACTCGGAGGTAACCCAGAGTCGCGCAGCTTATGCAAGTCTTCCTTGGAGGGAACGTACGAGTTCCAGCGAGTCGGGGTCAGCGTGTCCTTGAACACATCGTACCCATCGTCAGCACGTGCAGCACGGAAGGCCACACCCAAGGTTGAGTTCTGAATCTGAGCCTCAGCAGCATCCCCGAAGCCGAAGAAGGTGGACCGAGAGTTATACTCATCGAGAGTCGTCCCGGTCTTCTCCCAGAAGTCCTTAGCGTATGGTGTGTTGGGCGCTTCCTGCGCTACACCTTCAACGTCGAACCCATGGGACTCCGGCAGCTCAGTGCCTACCTTGCCAGCCTTAGAGATGCCCTTGAAGGCATCCTCTGCGGGAATCCCTTTACCCTTTGGGGTGATACCACCGAACGCTTCCAGAGCGCCCGAGTTCGGACTCTTGGCCACATCCAGCAGCTTCCGCATGTAGTTACGGCCTTCCTCCGAGATAGACCCGAAGTCTCCCTTGTCGTAAGCCTGAAGCTGAGGTGCGCCTGCCGGGCCTTCCCCTTGGTTGTACGCTAGGGCGGCTTTCAGCTCATCCCCATTGTACTTCTTAACGAGGCTCGCAAGCAGCTTAGCGCCAGCGTCAATGGCTAACTCCGGGTTGTATCGCCCATCGTCGTCACCATCGGTCACGTTAAGGCCCATCGCTCGGGCCGTGTTGCGGGTGAACTGCATGATGCCCTTAGGGCCAGTCTTAGAGACGGCCTTAGGGTTGAAGGATGATTCGTTAAACGATAACTTACGCAGGAGGTCATAACTAACTCCGTGAGAGTCTGCTGCCTTCTGAAAGATACCGTCGTAGTCGCTAGGCGTATTCTTATTGTAAGTGGACATATGCCCTCCCTTTCTTAATATCACAAATCAGCTGTTCAGACACTCCGTAGAGTTTGGCGAGAACTCGGTTTTTCTCTACGGAATTTCGTATGGTGAGCGCTATTTCATCGGTAAGTTTCTGCCTATTGCTTCGGCCCTTGTTGAACATATCTCTTACGTTCTCCTTCTGGGTGGCAATGCTCAGGTGCTCAGGGTTACAACAGCCGGGGTTGTCACAATGGTGCATCACAGTCTCCCCAGTCTTAGCTCCTACCGCCAGCCTGTGAGCGTACTGCTTCACACCGTTTACACGTATCTGCTTATATCCATCACGAGTAGGCGAAAGGTTTAACTCCCAACACCCTGAGGCTGTTACTGTGGATTTGCCCCGAAGGGTGTCAAGAATATCCATGTTGTCTCCTTATTGTTTACTCATCGCCGCCTCCATAGATGAACTTCGGAGTGGCTTTACGTTTCGCACGGACGCGCTCACCAGCTGCCTTACGGGCCTGAGTGGCTGCGGCGATAGGTGCGCGTTTGGTTGCTTCCTTCAGTGCCTTCTCTTCGGCTTCCTTGGCTAGTCGCTGCTGCTGTTCCTGATAGGTTCGAGTCAGTAGCTCCTTGTCGTAGCGGATGCGCACGGTACCAGTGGTGTCCATCATGTAGATAGAGTCACCCTGCTGGTACATCGTCAGCTGCTTGTTGGTAACCCAAGGGTTAGCCGCGATGATTCCCTTACGGGCTTCTTCAAGGATGTCTCGGCCCTGCTCCCAGCTCTTAGGGTCGTCACTGACCTGTAAGATGTTCTTCGGGATAATACCAATGGTATCACCATCCACGTCGTCACCTTTGAAAGTCACAGTGGATTCCTTGAGGAACTTGTCGGTCTGCTGCATCGCCATGTCGCTGTTACCTGTCCGGTACTTGACGCTGTCGTAAATCTTACGGGCCATACCATCCAGACTGGCTGGAATGCGAGACAGCTCGGGAGACTCTGAGTTGTTCTTCAGGGACGCCCACGCTTTATCATCCTCGTACTGCATCTCTTTGGTGAGACTGCGGCGGGAACGGTCAGCGTCGATGAGAATCTGCGGGTCAATGCCCTGCTTATCCATCATGTCCATCGTCAGGAACAGGTCCGCCTTGTCCGGGTATAGCGCAGCGAATAGGTCCGGGTCGGTGTTACGCATGGTCCGCAGTTTGTTCAACGCCGTGGTGTCCTCAGGTAACTTACCGTTAATCACAGCGGCAGACCATTCAGACCCAGCGTCGGTGACCATCTGGCCCACTACGGTACGGAAGGCCCCACCCTCTGAGTCTGCCCGTAGGTAGCTCAGCTTCATGCGGTCCTTCTGTTGCTCCGTGAGCTGCATCTGGTCAATCTCTGCCAGCTTACCGTTGGCGTAGTTCACCATGTCACTGTGAGTAAACTCTCCAGTGTTCTCGTTGGTCGGCATGTCCTTGTAGCTGGTGGACACATACTGGCCGTTGATACGCTTGGTGAACTGCTGGTCAATGACCTGATTCTTGTTGATAGTCTTCTGACGCTTGTCCATCTCCTTGGCTGCCGCTTGGGCCTCCTGACGGAAACGGGTCTGCATCTGCTCCTCGGCCTGAATCAAGCGCTCACGCTCTGGGGTCATCTGCTCACCGGGCTGTAGGCGGTCAAGTTCCGCTTTGGCACCTTGAAGCATCTCCCAGCCCTTGCTGGTGTCGTCTTGGTTCAACGCGCTGGTAATCCCGATGCGGAAACCTTCAGACAACTTAGCGTCATTGTCGAACTGAGTAGACTGGGCCTTGACCATCAGGGCGTTCCACTGCTCCTCTCCCATCAGCTCCTTATAGGTCGAGGTCTTCCCGTTGAGGGTAACCGGACGGTCTGCAAGGCTCTGGAGGAAGTTGGTAGCACCCGGACGCTGGATGACGTCGTTAAGGGACCCGATGATGACCTGCTGCGCCTGAGCGTCGCTAGGGATACTCCCCGTCTTAAGCGCATTGTCAATGTAGCGCTGGAAGAACTCACCGGACTCTGGACGCGCCAGAACGGCAGGGTCTTTAAGCACGCCTGACAGCTCCACCTTCGAGGCCAGTATGGCACCCTTCTGGGCTTGCTCGCTCAGGAACGTATCGTGCTTACCGTACAGCGAGATGTTGCGCTCAGTGATGTTCGCGTTGAACCCTCTCTGGAACTCAGAGTCCTCAGGGTTAATCATGAACTGTTCAGCAAACTCATTGGCACCTTCGGTCAACCGTTTGTGGCGGTACTCTTCCATCTCAGCACGAGTACGGAACTCACCGTTCTGAACGCGCTGTGCCACTTCATCGTCAATGAGGAACGCAGCGTTACGGCCAGTCTTGAACCGTAGGGCTTCCATAGCGTACGGGTCGTCCTGATACAGCAGGGTCCCATTCTTGATTGCCTCGCGGCGCTGCTCTGGGGTCAACTTGCGGATAATCTCATCGGACCGCTCATCCGCCTTGTCTCGCTGGCGCTTGTCGTAGGCATCTGCTGCCTCACCCATCGCAGTACCAAACTTCGCCAAGGACTGCACGAGGTTGGACTGACGGAAGCCTTCCTGCTGGATGGTCACCGGGCGATACTGCATGGACGCTGAGCCACCACGGATGCGGGTAGACCCGGCCTGTGGGAGTTGGCTTAATGCTTGTTCTAATTTACTGGCCATTACTTACCTCCTACCTTAGTGCCTTGGGCCTGACTAATTGGTGCCTTGGTGCCCTTGCTGTCGAACGCACCGGAAGCATATGCGGATGCACCTTGTGAGGTCATCAGCGCCAGCGGGTCCAGTACCTGCTCCAGCTTAGACTTACCCTTGCCCTCAGCTTTCTGCATGGACTTAACTTGGTCGATAGTCGACTCAGAGTTACCCAGCTGCTGAGCGAACAGTGACGCATAGTCTCGGCGGTAGTTATCGGTGACCGCGTTGGCCTCCCGAATGAACTTGCCCTCTTCGATTCGACTGATACGGTCCATGCTGTTACCCTCAAGGTTTCCCTCTCCGATTGCCGCACGAATAGTACCCATGGCCTGAACCTTATCGAGATTCTTAGCGGTCAGGTCCGCACTGGCTTCTTCCAGCTTCTGCTTCTGCTCAAGGCTGGCGTTAGCGTTCTGAATGTTTGACTCTTTAATCATCTGGGCAGACTGTCGGCGCATCTGGTCATTCTGAAGGCCAATCATCTTGGCTTCATTACGTGACTGACCGATGGCTTGTACTGCCGTCATTGCGATAGGAATAGCTGCCATCCAGCACATATGGTTATCCTCCTAGATACTTTATAGCGGCCTTGAGTACCTCATGGTTATCCCTAAAGTACCCGATGCCTCGGTTGCAGTTATCACACAATAGACCACGAACGGCACCAGTTGTATGGCAATGGTCTACAGCCAGCGCCCTACGTTGCTCCGATTCATGCTTACCACAAATCTTGCAGCAGCCCTTCTGAGCCTCAAACATTTCGGCGCGTTGTTCTGAGGTTATACCGTACTTCCGTTCAAGACGCTTTGCAGCCACCTTATGGTAGGACTCTTTGTGCGCATTACTCTTACACTCACGACACTGAGGGTATAGGCCATCTGGTCTACACTTGTCCTTTCCGAACTCGCTCCGTGGTTTCTCCACTTTACACTTAGAGCAGCACTTCATGATTTCCTCCGAATGATGAATAGTTGAAACTTACCATCGCAGGTGTATTCCTCTTGGAACTCCGCACCGATGGACTTTAAGAACCTAATGTGTGGCTCATTTTCAATATAAACAAAATTCCATAAGGACTCATATCGTTCGAGCATTTGGTCTCGATACTCAATCACCAGCTTACGGAACTTGAGCTTGGCTTTAAGGCTTAACTTCTCAACCTTATCACTGGTCACAAGCCAGCACTGGTCTCCAACGTTTCCACCTATAGCCAAAGGAAAACCATCGTGGTCTAACGTGACACACTCAGTAACCGCTGGGAACGATGGTTCTATACCCATGGCCTGTGCCTCAAGTACGTCATGGTAGGCCGGGATGAATAACTCGAAGTCATTACTTACAGTGTTTCTTATGTACATGCTTTAAGTCCCCCTCTCAGTGTGGTCTCCCTATAGTGCTACCTAATTGAGCAACACCACAGGGAGACGTTCAGTTAAATACCGTTAGAGCGTCTCATGTAGTTACCCTCCCAGCCGCACCCAATGATTGACACTGGGGAAGCATTGAAGGAACTCAAGGACACCTTCTGATACAGTGCGTTACCTGTCACCGGGAAACGATACTGACCAGTGGTCGTGGCCTTCTGGCCCAGACGTAGACCAGTAGAACCTACTCGGGCGTTGACCAGATAGTTGAACTCACGGCTACCGTTATCGACGCTCACAGTGAACGCGCCAGTGTCCTGATAGTTCACCCACGCTCTGCGCAGCTGTAGGCGACCAGAGTCCTCAGTGGACGTTGTGCCGTCGTTCTGCTCCTGCTTGATGAGGAACCGACTGAACACATACTGGAAGTCATACAGGAACCCGATGACAATGTCCTTACCTGAGATGTCACCACTAATGCGGATGTCCGGTGTTGAATCCCAAGAGGAACCCGTAGGCTCGTACTCGGTGATTTTACCGTCACTCTCGCAGATTGCCACGGTACCCTTAGAGAACGACGCACCGTAGATGTCCTTGACGTTCACTACCGTCTGGTTCGTCTCAATGTCATACGCAGTCTCTGAGATGTGGTATGAACGCTTGGCGTCCACGTGGAATCGGTAAGGCTCGAACGGAAAGTCCGTAGAGTTCTTCTTAAAGTCCACCGCAGCTATCCACACGTTGTAGGCATTCCGCATCAGCATGTACATCGTCGAGTTGATACAGTTTGCGGCCATCACCTCCACACCGTCCCCGAAGTCCCAGTGGGACCACGACTGTTGACGGATGTTCTCATCCATGTAGAGGAACTTGTAGATGAACACCTTGCTGGGAGCGCCCTTGGTCAGTACACACGCGAAGTTCTCCGTACCAGACCCGTTGATGCTATACACACCGTTCGGTATGTAGTTCGGTACGTGAGCCGTCATGTCCTCTGCGTTCTTCACAGAGCTTACATCCTGTACCGCGTAGTAGCGCATGATGGACGTAAAGGAGCTGCGAGGAGACGCATAGTAGATGTTCCTGCCGATACCGTAAGGACGAGCGCGGTCTGACACGTCGAACTGGGTAGTCAGGTCCAGCTGTGCGGTCTTAGCGGATAACACACCATTGGCCGACAGGACGAACTGTGCCTCATCAGACCACAGTAGAAGCTCCTCAGCGAAGCTCACAGCGTACTTCAGGACAGACACTCGGTTATGACTCACGGCCACGTCAAGCGGGTCATCATCGGTGTAGTTGGCTACTGACGGTGGGTAGAACTCAAAGTATTTACTGGTACGGGACATAACAATGTTCTCCCCAGAGATGAACCCTAAGCGGTTCCTGAAGAAGAACACGTCGGTTATCGTTGAGTTGACAAAGGACGGCTGAGGGTTGGTATCATCGTCACCAGCTCTGCGGTCCTTCCACGCGTGATACCCGAGGTCAAAGTTACCGTCAGCCGCACGAACCAGTGTCCAAGGCATCGTGGTATAATCCAGCCCTATCGAGATGTTCCATCCCACAGTTTCCTTCCAGACCTTCTGACTCTTGTCGTACTTAACGTAATACTGGTCGGCGGTCTTGGAGGTGTCCCCGACAATCTTCACCATGTACCCATCTGGTGCGTTCAGGGGTAACTTAGAGAAGCTCTGGACATAATGGGTCACTGGGTTAATCAGCTGGTCAGCATAACCATCCTTTGTCTCCAAGATGTCAATGGTGGTATCTGCTGGAGCGACGCAGTGGATGAACCCTGTTCCCACGTTGAACGTCCATGTAGGGTGTGCCGTTCTTAGAAGAGTCGCTAGGGCCTCAGCGATAGCCTGTGCGTCGACCTTTGGTGGGTCCTCCTTAGCGTTGTCACCCGGAGGGAGCTGGTGGCTGACCCACACACCGTTAATGTTCACTTCGAGCTTTCGCCCGTACTGACCACCGCGAACGTTAATGATGGCGTCCACGTTATCCCTGAAGGTACCACCGTTGGTCAAGTTCTGGCTCTCTCGGACCTGTCTGGTACGGTTCACGATGAACGTGTAGTCAGCCACTGTGACCATCCGCAAGTTATCCTTAGGGTTGGCTACGGAGATGTATGAGCGGTCTCCGCGTACTTGATATTCATAACCGGATAGGTCGAACACCCTTACGTCGCTCCCAGTGAACACAGCGTAATACTGCTCGTACTCATCTCGGTTGATGAGGTGGATATAGGGGTCTTCCCCAAGATACCCTCGGTCTCCTAAGGACTTGATGAACACCATGGGTGGGCGCTTCTGGAGACCCTCGGTCTCGGAGGACCAACCGTTGACCTGAAGCGAGCCCTGCTCTGGGTACCGTAGGATTTCAGGCTGCTGGCTAATGCCTCCCTTAAGATTTTTTATTGACTGACTTACTAGGCTCATTTGGTCCTCCCAAATAATCAATTAGACGTTTAATCCTCGCTGGGTCGTCTTCAAGAAACCCTAGGGATTTGTTACAGGCGTGACAAAGAAGTCCTCGGACCTTCCCGGTTGTGTGGCAGTGGTCTACACAAAGGTGCTTAAACCGACCACTTGGACCCTTATGGCAAATCCTACAGACACCACCCTGCTCCTCAAGCATCCGGCCAAACTCCTCTGAAGTGATTCCGTAGGTGTTCTTGAGTATCCACTCCCGGTGACTTGACCTACACTGGGCGCTGGTAGGTTTCCCACGCTTACCTGACTTTCTGCATTCCTTGCATTGTGATTGTCCGCTTGGGCGTCCAGAGGACTTACCATACTCTGATAAGGGCTTCCACTCGGAGCACTTAGAGCACTCCTTCTCCCCGTTGACAATCGGCTTTCGTTTATTGGCCATTTGGCCCTCCTTATGCGGTTGATGATTAACGCCCGATGATTCCACCAACAAAGCTATCGCCATCAATCATATTGTATTGCCCAAAGTCCATCTCGTACTCGTTGCACGCCATACGCGCTTCCATCTCTTCCTGTGCCAGCGAGTTCTCTACGTCCTCCGCTCCGAAGAACCGAGAGTTGAACTGGCGGCTGGCCTTGGTGACAATCCACTGGCGGAAACACTCAGGCATCTCATCGTAGTCCTGAAGGGTAATCATGGTCACGGTGATTGGTCCAGAGAAGGTATCCGTGCCTGTGGACTTATCGTATACCCAACCGCCACGGTTAACGTACTGGCCACCAAGGATTGACAGGTAGGCCGGACGGAACGGTATGAGTCCAGTGCTGGCATCCGGGGTCAATGTGGCCGACTCGTTGATGTTGAAGGCCCAACCCTTAGACTGAATCTGGCGGTTAATCCTGTTGAGGATACGACGAGCGTTCGCTACGTCTGCGCTACCATCTTCGTCAAGGGTTGTCACCGGGGATTCACCGATAGCTGCGAGCATCTCGTTGACGGCATCCAGCTCAGCGGCAGACCCAAAGTAAGCATCTTGCATGTTCATAATGTAAGCTCCTAACGAAAAAACCCCTCAGAGACCGTGAGTGGTCCCCAAGGGGTTTGGCTTATTAGTTAGTCACGACCAGCTTAAAGGACTTCATTTCAGACCCGTCAAAGCTGACAGTCACTAGAGTTTCGCCCACAGCGATTCCTTTGAAGTACAGCGTGTTGGTCCGGCGAGTGTGACTGGCAATCCCGGAAGTACCATAAGTTACCTCAAGGGTTGACCAATCCGTTACTTCCTCCAGCCCATCAAGTGTCACCTTAAGCGAATCACCACCAATAGCGACAGTCTGTACCTCGTACTCAGGTGGAGCTACCACCCGAGCACTAAAGGTATTTACGCTTAGGCCGCTGTGAAAACCAGCGCACCCGCAGACTCAGGGCGCAGACCACCGTGACCCATCGCGTACTTAGCGATAATCTGGTCAGCCTGATACTCAGCGCGACGAGCACGTTCCAGAGCGAGGTCTTTCAGCTTGACGGTACCAACAGCGGAACGGTGCTGGAACAGGCCCACAACGTTCTCTTTGTTGACTTTACCACCAGTTGCCGGGAAGGCGTGCTTCTGGTTGGTCGCCTCTGCACCTTCGTCCGGGCGGTCATCACCAGCACCACCAGCGGTCAGGTGCGGAACCTCTACGACTTCGAAGCCCATCACGTTACGGATAGAACCGCGCTCAGGGTCAATCAGAGCCGCATAGTTCGCAGCGTTAGGCATCAGGGCCGCCAGAATCGCAGAGTACACGTCCGGGGTGGTGTAGAACGTACGGTCGTTAGCCGGGACGTAGTTCTTGGTCAGAGCTGCACGAGCAATAGTCAGCTGCGCGATAACCGCTTGGCCCAGTTTAACCGGGTCGGTCAGGTCAGCCTTAGCGCCAACTTCCAGCAGGGACGGTTTGCCCAGACCAGCGATGTTCTCGTTGACGGAATCAGCGAGGTTAACCAGACCAGCCAGCTCAGCCAGAACCGCACCATCAGCCGCCATCGCCAGAGATTCACCAATCTGAGAGGTGTACTCGGAGCGCACGTCGTAGTGGTTCATCGCGTCTTCGATGTCGTAAATCAGCACGTCAGCGGTCAGCAGGCCATCAATGTTAATGGTCTTCTCGGTGTGCTTGATGTCTTTACGTTTGTCATCCAGAGACTCGCCCGGTTGCAGGTAAGCAGCCTTGGTGCGACCAATCACAGGGAACTGTGCGGACTTACCGGAGCTGATTTGACGCTGCATGTGACGGTTAGAGGTCACAGAGGTGCGAGCGAATGCGGTCAGGACTTCACCGCCGAATACTTTCAGGAATAGCGCCAGCTTGTCTGCTGCGGATTGACCTTTACCTTGGTTAGTACCGAGCTGCTGTCCACCTTGCATGTTAGCCATGTTGAATCTCCTTATGTTGTTTAAGAATAGAATTAGTCATTACGCTGACCAAACGGGCCTATCGTTGCCAAGCTCTTTGGGTAATTCTCCGCGCCTATCATAAGGTCTTGCCCTAAGGTCGCGTCAGTTACTACTTGAAACGAGGTGATACTCATTGTGTAACTAGAAGGGCACTCTACAGCCAAGCCACGGCAGCCAGATGCCCAATCAGCATTAACTGAACTGGTGACCGCCAAACTGTAGATTCCATCTCTCCCTATAGTGCTACCTAATTAAAACTTAGAGTCGATTACCTTCTGTTCCACTTCACGACGGTACTTGGAGTCGGTGCGGTAACGTGGGTCTGACATAGCTTTAATCATCTCAGCCTGAGACTCGAAGCCTTCAGCCTTGCGGGCCACAGGTTTCGCTGGGGTAGCACGCTTGGCAATAGAGCGTTCAGCTTTCTTACCAAAGGTTTTATCACGAGACTGTCCCGCTAGGTTCAGAATCGTCTTCATGGTGGCTACGTCACGAGACTCAAAAGCCTTGATGAGCGCCTCAGCACCCTCAGGGTCATTGGTCTTCATGTGACCGTAGACCTGCTGGAAGCGCTCGCGGCCACCCACGAAGTCCATAACTTTCTCTACGTACTGGTTGACCAGAGCTTCCTGACCACGAATGTACGCATCGACGAATGCCTTACTGTAGCCAGCCTCGGCCAACTCTCGGTAAGACTCCTCGGACAGACTGTCTTCGTTCTGGTACTCCTGCTGAATACGGGTCACAGCATCCTGTGAGAGACCGCGTTCGATTGCAGTGGCAACCATGTCGTTAAAGCCAGCTTCGTGTTCTTCCAGCTGCTGAGAGGCTTCGTTGATGTCAGCCGGAGTTTCGCCAATCGGTTTGAACTCTTCAGGTTCACCATCGTCGGTTACTTCCTCCGGCTGACTCTCTTCGTCGCCCTGCTGTTCTTCCTCTTCGGAAACCTCTTCTTCAGGGTCGTCACCGTCAGCGGAGATGCGGACCTGCATACGGCCCTCTTCAGGTTCACCGAACGGGTCCACATCGGAGCCATACGGGTCATCACTGTTGGTGTTCAGCTCGATTGCATCATCGCCATCACGGGCAGCAACATCAAGAGCCAACATGTTTTCTTGGTGCTCCTCAGGTGTACTACCAGTCAGCACAGCACTGTTGACACCGAAGGATGCGTATACGTCTGCGTTAGATTCGCCAGCCATTTCAATCTCCTTAAAGTTAAGACTAAGAGGGAAACACGAAGGACTCGAACCTTCTGACCAGACCTCATTCAATCTGGATGTGTCTCCCTATAGTGCTACCTAATTACATGCCCGGTTGCATACCTACTGAATCAGCCGCTGCGGCCATAGCTTCAGGACTTGCAGTAGCCTGTGCGGCCATCCCCTGACCCAACGCTGCGGCCCCTTGCTGTGTAGCAATCTGAGCACCCTGCTGTGCCATAAGGGCGTTCTTCTGCTCCTGAGTGAGAAGCATACCAGCGGTGTCGAGTCCGATAGCGTTAGCGATACGTAACTTGAGGTTAGCCAAGTTGAGGTCATCATCGCCTTCGAGGGCCTTAAGAGCTGACCATGCGTTAATGCACCGCTCCAGCTTGTCAAGGTCCTGACCACGTCCGATAGCCTCAAGGCCAGTGCTGATAGTTGGCTCGACGGCCTCTTTAGGTAACTCCGGGATTTGCTGCGTGGCTTGTAGTTGCTTCAAGAGCACTCTTACCAGAGGCAGCTGGAGTTCCTGCGAGAGAATCGAGTAGACGCCCCCTAGGGTATCTTCCAGCTCTGACGCCACGTACCGAATCTCTTCGGCTGTGACTCGCTCGCCAGTACGTTGTACCGCACTGTTGAGCATAAAGGCATACGAGAGGCGAGCCTCAATGGTGTCGCTTACGTTCTTCGCTACGGTAAAGTCACCGGACTTCTCCAGCTGGAGGAACTCAATGTCCTGCTTACGGCCCGGTACGAACGCACCAGACTGTGCTGCCGTGAGTCGGCGGACCTGAGTGATACCTGCCGGGTCTACCAGACCGATAACCTTAGCGGTAATCATCGCCATCTTAACGATGGACTCTTGGAGGTTCTCTAGGGACTTGAGGTCGCCCAGATACTCTTCCACGTAGGAACGACCGTAGGATTCACCGTCGATGCGGACCATGCGGACCGGAATGTACGGACACTCTTCGAGTGGGTACTCAGCTTCACTACCCGGAACCACCTCTTCGGCAACCTCTTCGTACTTCGAGTAGCCATCCCCGGCTTCGTTCAGGTACACGTGGGTGTAGACGTCAATCTCAGCGTCTTCCTTCTGCTCACCTTGGGCAGCTTCAACCTGACCACGAACATCTTCAGGGAGAGCGTTGAACGCAATCTTGTCGAGAGTGACAATCTGTAGTACGTTACCGAAAGCGTCTCGCTGGACCACGTACGAGTTCAGTCGGTAGAGTTTCATCGGGGTATAACCCTCAGGCTCCGGTAAGTACAGCAGCGCGTTGCCAGCCACACACAGTTGCTTCAGGCACTCAAAGAGAGTCACTCGGTAACTGTTGGACTCGATGTAGTTCATGATGATTCGCTCTACCATTGAGAGACCTTCATCGACCTTGGCGAGACCCTCAGCGTCACCCAGAAGGTTCTTCGCTTCGTATTCGCTAATGGTCAACTTCATCCATGACTGCATTGGGAACAGGGCCAGCATCAACTTGGACGCTAGGTTGTTCAGGCCGCGAGCACCTACGGATTGCCACGGAGTCGTGTAATCGGTTGAGGCGTTATCGGAGTCCTTAGGGAACAGCGAGGGAATCGTGTACTGCGCACAGGACTCTGCTCGTGTCTCGTAAGGTTGTCGGTCGTTCTTCAGACGGTCATACACCGCCTTGGCTCCCTCCTCTGCGAAGCCTTCGAGTTTAACTTCTGCCACAGGTCACCTCCTTACAGGTTAATCCCACCGCCTGAGCTGCGGGAAACCGAGAGGGACTTCTTGCCGGACGCACGAGTTTTCTTCTTACCAGACTCGGTGTCTGCCGAAGACTCAACGTCCTCCACGACCTCTTTAGGTGCTTCCTGAGGTACTGCCACAGGTGTCTCAGACGCCGCCTGTACGTTAGGTGCATCTGCGGCCAGTCCAACGACCTTGAGTGGTGCCTTGACTACCTTGGAGATAGCCTTCTTGATTTTCTTGAACAGTCCCATGTTAGCCTCCTAAAGCTGACTTACGGATTTTACTGACGGACCCTGTAGGCTCGGTCGTCTTGGCCACCTTGAGTGACTTACGCCCTGACACCTCAGGAGTGGTGCTGTTTGAGTCTTCGTCACCACCATACTGGATACCCTTAGGTTCCTCCGTAAGTGGCGCTGGCTCAGGGACAGTCGTTGTGTCGACCTTAGGTGCTTTCATCTTAGGTGAGAAACACATAATCAATCTCCTTCTTTGAGTGCACGCTGACGGCCCTCCATCTCGTCAAGGACACGAGAAGCCATGTAGTGACCATACAGCACACCGGAGATGAACTCCTCGCTGTGGCCAGCCTCACGCAGCTTACGGACCTCTGACTGATACAGGAAGTCAGCATTGTAGCGAGACTGTAGGTACTCCTTGACAGCTCGCGGTACGTCAGGAAGGTCATTAGGATTGTTAAGGATGTGCTCTATAGGTTTCAACATTTGAGTCTCCTCTTTAAGTAATCTTTAAGTAATAATCATAATGGGCACTTCCCTATAGTGCTACCTAATTAGTGCCCATGAGTTTATCACTCTGCTTTGTGCTCGACTATCTGCTTGATAATCAAGGCCAACATCCAGAGACCACGAGCGATTAAGCCCATGGTCAGGACGATAAGAATCAGCTGCCCGGTTGCCATAGAGTAATCTCCCCAGTCTCGATGTTGTACTCATCAGAACGGAGGATGCGAGCCATCTGGCCCTGCTTGATTACTTCCGCTTCAGTCATCCCTGCTTTGGCACCAATGGACTTAATGCAGTCCCAGAGCGTCTCTCCCGGCTCAGGAGCGCGTTTCACCCACTTGGTTACCTCTTGGCCTTTGTTCTTGCCGGACTTCAGCACGGACGTTACAGGCTCAACAATGAAGGGTTCCTTGAGGAAGTCCTCAGCGGTATCGCCCCATCCGGGAATCCCGCCGTAACCATCGGTGATGTCACCCTTGATAGTCTGGAAGAGGTGCCAGTAGTCGGCTGTCTCCTGAGTCTGCACGAGGATGTTACCAGTCGTACACCACAGGAAGTCGCAGTCCGGGATGGTCTTAAAGTCCTTGTCACAGGAGACCAGTACAGCTTTCTCGTAGTTGTACACGAGAGGGTTAGACCCAATGATACCCATCACGTCATCGCCTTCGAGCTGAGGCTCAAGGACGCACGTGTAGGTTTCGAAGACGTACTCAAGGAACTCGAAGTAGCCCACAGGTTTCTTGACGACTGCGCGGTTCTCTTTGTACGTTGGGTCCACCAGCAGCTTGCGCCAGTTGACACGGTCGGTGAACGCTAGGATAACGTCGGCATTCTTCCATGCCTTCTTACGGCCCTTGTAGGATTCAATGGAGTTCTCCAGAATCTCGCGGGCCTTAGCGTGGTCACAGCAGCGGTGCCAAATCTCCTCCTCCCACGAGGCATCGAACTCAGCGGCACTCATGGCTTGGAACACCAGCCAGTCACCATCCATCACAAGGACACCCTTGGCAATCTTCTGGGTTGCCCGGTAGTCGCTGAAGGATAACAATGTGTGCTTACTCACTTGTCACCTCCTGAATCTTTACGAAATACTCGGGACCCTTACGAGTTGTCCCGTACTCTCCGGGACTTGTGCGCACCACTACGGTCTTTGGGTTTATCTTCTCAATGGTACCTTTAGACAATCCGTAGCCGCTATACGAGGTAATCACCACGCGGTCACCTACCGATACCTCTTGCCCTAAAAAGTCTTTCATAAGCAACCTCCATGGGTCTTAAGGAATTTCACTCCGGCACTGGTAATCTCCCAAGCGCCACCATTACGACCACTCATGGTCAGGCACGAAATGTGACCACGGCTCGCAGCCTCAGCGACTAACGCAGCGTTGTTCCGTACGTAGTTCGACTGGAAGGACTTAGGGCAGCCCTTGAGGGCCGCCAGAACTTTGAGGTACTCGCTCACTTGGTCACCCTCACGATTGCTGGGGAGAAGCGCATAAGTTTCTTCTCGTTAAACGAAAGGTCGTCGTGTGCCTCCTTGACCATCGAGCGCAGACCGTGTCGGATGCAGTATGCAGCCGCTTCATCAGGTCCACCGCTGAGTGCTGCCTCAAGGAATCCCAGTTTGAAGTTGTCCACCTTCTCGCCATTGGCAACCATACGTGCAACACGCATAACGGTCTCGCTTAGGTTCTTCTCGGACTCACTATCGATAACGCTGGTCACATCGAAAGTAACCTTGAAACGCTTGGTAATAGCCATGTTAATTACTCCTTAAAACAGTAGGTTAATATTCTATTGAAATCACGCAGGGTCTTCTCAACCTCCGCGCAAAGGTCCTCATTCGGATGGTCAGTCTCCAGAATCTCACGGAACCGCATAAACGCCTTGCAGTCCCAACCCGCGAGGGCCAGGATTCTCGTCTTGACCTCATCTGCCAGAGTCTTGTCGATAACCATTGGCCCTCCCGTTAGTGACATACGGCCCAGTTCGGACCCATCTTACCTTCTGTATCCAGACGGCAACGGAACTTAAAGTGTTCCCCAACGTTACGCATAGCTTGCTGCGCAGTGTCAATCACCTGCTGTGCAATCTCTGGGGTCCGGCAGGCCACTTGTATTTCATCGTGAACCCACGCCATGTAGGCGAAGTCACCATCCCAGCCGTGCTTCAAGCCAGCTTTGAGAAGCAACTCTTCAGTCTCGACAATCCACAGCTTACAAATGAGCGCACCCGCTGACTGAAGCAACGTGTTGAGCGCGGCATGTGGTGACCGTACGTGTACCTTTCTTCCATCCAGTCCCTTAATCCAGCGTCGTTTCCACTTGACCTTCTGCTCTCCGGCAACCCATCTGGATGACTCGACAAGGGTCTGCTGGATTCCTTCACGCAACGCTGCGATTGCTGGGGTGTTCTCAAGGAATTTCTTCTTGAGTTCCTTTCCGCGTTCCTTACCTGCTCCCACAATCTGTCCAATCTTTTCGTCTCCAGCACCATAGAGGAAACCGTAGATGAATGTCTTGGCGTTATCACGTGTTGGCAACTCAGCCGCCGTTTGGTTGACTGTGTGGATATCACCGTTGAGAATGACATCCGCATAAGCCCCGCCGTCGTACTTAGACATGAAGTGTGCCAGACAACGGAGTTCGAGTCCACTGGCGTCGATGCCCGCTTGAACCCAAGGCTGTCCGGTAAGTCCATCCAAGTGATGCTCAGCGCCGAACGCTGCTCGACAAGGCTCACCATACGGCGAACGAACGCCCGGAACTTGACCAAGGTTAGGGAAGCTGTGCGTTGCTCGCCCTGTAACTGCACCATTAGGGTTAACACTTCCATGGATTTTACCATCCTCTTGAACGTAACGTAGCCACGCTTTGTCACCCTCAGCCGCCTGACCGATACGCTTCTGTATCATCAGGTACTCTTTGATGAGGTCGATGCAGCGCTGCTTCTCAGGGTCTTCCACACGCACGTGCTCAAGGACCTCGTCGTCTACCTTAGGTGCACCTTTGTCGGTGAACTCTGTCGGTACCCATCCGGCTTCCTTCAGCTTGAGCGCAATGTGGTCTCGGCTACTTGGGTTGAACACAACGTGCTCTACTGGTGTGTACGGAGCGCCCTCTACGTAATCCCGAGTGTCCAGCTCGCAGGGTTCACGGCCCTCACGCTGAGCTTTGTTCTTGGGCTTCTTGTAGATGGCACCTTGCTTCGGGTACTTCACTCGTGGGTATTTACCCAGAGGCTTCCCGGTGCGCGGGTGCAGGAATAACTCAGTGCCGCCTTTAGGTTGGTACCAAGTTCCGAAAGTGTCGGTGAGTGTCTGAAGGAGTTCAGAACGACGACCAGCAAGTTCGACGTAGAGTTCCTCGATGGCCTTGGTGTTGAACGGGAATCCGTTGCGCTCTTGCTTAGCGAGTAACCAAGCGGCCCGATGTTCCAACCAGACGGCCTCGCAGGAATACTTCCAGAATGTCACAGAGTCGTGCATCCACCAGTTATCCCCACAGCCATCCTCAGGTGGGAAGTAATGCTTGTCGCTCAGCAGCTTCTCAAGGAGAGCCTTGGTCACCACAACGTCCTGAACGTTATAGTCCATCATAGGCTCGTTGAAGCTAATCCACTCAGCACCGTCCACATAGTCCTCTCCCTGTTCCTCAAGGAGTTTCTTGAAGTCATCCTTGTACTCACCCTTCATCTCGCCCAAGCGGTAACCCCACGCCTCCAGAGCGTGAGACCCGAAGCGCTTACCGGGTAACTTACCGGAACGAAGCAGGGCCATGTCGGTGTCCTTAATGTTCGCAAACAGCAAACGACTGAGCACCAACGTGTCCACTACGTTCTCACGCGGTAGGTGGAACTCTCGGTTCAGCTGAAGTTTGGCCAGCTTGGTTAACACTGGGGCATCGTACTTGTGCCCGTTGTGGAATACGATGAGACCACCACGAGCCACCTCAGCTTCCAACGCATCGAGATACGCTGAGAAGTCCCAAGGTCGATACGATACGTACTCGTCCGTGCTGTAGTCATAAATGACACCACAGTGGAACTGAGTGACTTTCTCTAAGAGGTTGTTAGCCTCGATATCGGTTACTAACATAGTGGTCTCCTGTTGCTTAACGACGACCGATGAAATACTCACGCGGACGGATGGTCAACTTGCTGTTCTCAATGGCGAAGCTGCCTGTAAGGACGTCAACACCCAGACGACTAACGCCACGGACGTGAGACACCTGAGAGAATTTGTTACCAACGCTGCGGATGTAGACGGTTCCACCAATGTGCCCATCCTCCCACGTTGCCAGCTCACCAGCCTTCAGTGGGGCCTTGTAGTCGCTCCATTTTGGTGCAGGTTTCTGCCAGCCCTTGCGAGGGTCGTGTGTCCACCCTAAGTTATACAAGATGTTAACAGCAGCAACCTGTCTGGACTCGTGAATCTTAACAGCTTCCAGCTCTTTGGTCAGCTTCTCGATGTCTGCACGGATTTCTTCAGGTTTACGCATGGTATGCTCCTCAATATGTTGTGTGTGATAATCATAAAGGCCACTACATATAGTAATGACCTTGAGTTTATCACTTAAGCTCTGACGCTGCGGCCAGCCGCATGGAGGTTTCTCCAACCTCTTTACTCAGAATGGCGTCACGCACTTTGTCCTCACCCACAGCTACAGCTGCTGCTACAGCTACGGATGCCAGCAGTCGAGCTGCCTGAGTGTCATCGAGGGTCACACGCTGAGTATGCGCACGGTTATCGCTCTTAGCCTTCCAGCGGTAGACCAGAGTGACCTTGTCGTTGCGGACGTTGATGTGAACCTTGCGGCCCCACTGGTCAACAGTGTCGGACAGCTGAATGGTGTTGCCGGGGAATTTAGCTTTGGTAGTCATTAGAAGAACTCCTTAAGTTTCTGAGCTTTAAGTGCAACTTTCGCTGCCTCTGCGGTTGCATCAAGAGATGCCTGACGTGCCTTGTCGGCGGCCTTAGCCAGCTTAGCGGCTGCTTCTGCTTCAACCTTGGACGCTTTGTCCAGTGCCTTGGCTTCACGTACGTACAGCGCGATGACCAGACGGCCTAATGCTTCGATAAGTTTAAACATGATGGTTCTCCTTTAGTGGTTACAATACGGTGACGCCCAGTCACACGCTGGGCATTGACATTTCTCAGTAGTCGTCTTCTTCGTGGCCTTCCCAGCCAGTATCTCCCTCTCCTTCTCCGCCAGTGTAGCTAGACGGTTCAAGGAGTCCGGTCTTTTCGTTGTACTCCATGTACCCCGCAATGCCAACGCCAATACCATTAAAGCGACACTTGAGAATGCGAAGGAGGACAAGATTAGGCATGTCCCCTTGCTGATTACGCTCAAGGGCAATGATAGTATCAGAGAGTTGGCGCAGAGACCCAGACCCACGCAGGTCAGTAATGGAAACAGCACGTCCTTCTTCATGAGCTTTACCTTTCTCCGGGTTCTTCAGGTGGCAAATAACAATAAGCACCACTCCGGTTGACTTAGCGAACCCTTTCAGCTTGGTCATGAGACGGTCAATCATCTTGCGCTCATCGGATTCCTCCGAGGCTGACACTACGATTGAGATGTGGTCCAGAATGATTACGTCACAGTTCAACCCTGTGCGCATGTAGTGCAGCTTGGCCAGCAGGCGGTCCACCTCAGCTTCCGCAAAGGAGTCGTAGAGATGGAACTGGTCGGAGCCATACAGCTCATCGAACCATTTGTCGTACGTCCCGTCTTCTATCAGCTTCTGCTTGAACTCCCGAGGTTGCTGCCGTAAGCGGATGCCGTTAGCAATCCCTAGGACATCCTCCATGGTCTCCTCTACGGACTCCTCAAGCATCGCCATGCCTACCCTCAACCCTTGCCCTCTGGCGAACCCTAGGGCCTGCTGGCGAACGAACGTAGACTTACCCATTCCTGACCCAGAAGTGACCATGATGACTTCGCCACCACGTGCACCCAAGGTTCGGTCATTCAGTCCCGGACATCCCGAGAAAAGGTATCCTACGCTCTGCTCGCTGGTCATGGCCTCACGCACTCGGTCCTTCATGGACATTGCACCGATAACACCATCAGGTACCCAAGGCGCAGCGTTCCATATCTGGTCGAGAACCTCCTTGCCCTTACCTTTTAGCAAACACTCGTTGGCATCCTTCTCGGTCAGCACGGCCACATGGACCTTACCGGGAGGGAGAACCTGAGCGGCTTCCTCAACAGCTGCGCGACCCGGCTCATCCATGTCGAACATCAGGATAATCTGGTCGAAGCTATCGAAATACTCGTAGTTTGCACTGCAAGTTTTCTTAGCGGCTGACGCACCGTGACCGAGAGAAACCACAGGCCACTTACAGTCCTGAAGCTGCATCACGGTCAACATGTCGATTTCACCCTCGGTGATGACAATCTTCTTGCCACCATTCCATAGGTGCTTACCGAACAGTGCATCCCCTTTGTGGGACCCTCGGGTAGAGAAGTTCTTCTCCTTGTCCCGCAGCTTCTGAGAGACGATGGAGCCATTCTGGTCACGATAGTCGGCCACCTGATAGGCAGTCCCACGGACCTTGGCAACCCAGTACCCGGCCTTCTGGCACGTTGCCTTTGAGATACCACGAGCGGTCAGGTCAGTGTACCGACCGTCACTCTCGCCGAATACCAATAAGCCTGAACCTTGTGTATTCATCCTGTAATTCCCTCCTTTGGGTCTTCTCGATGATAACTTTTCGGTACGTTCCTCTGAGCCGGGAACCCGGTGTTGACACACGAAGCAATACTCGTGCCCGTCAGAGTACACTGAGTTACCATCAGAAGAACCACAGTTTTCGCACGGAGCGTGGAACAGGAAGATACTCTCCTGACCGTCTTCTTGGCTATCTCCGTAACTCATAAAGCCGTCCCGTCAACACACGACATGAAGAACGCTATGAGGAAGGTCACGCCCCAAAGTCCGAGCACGCCATACGCCAACAGTGGGATTATGCCGAAGTCTTTTAAGTTGCTCATATTAAACCCACCTCGTGTAATACACCGATTGCAATCGTACCAACCAGTACAGCGATGGTAATAACCGCGACTGTCAGGACAAACATGAAGAATACGTCAAATACCTTGTTCATAAAGTAATCTCCGTTGGTGTGGTCAGTCCGGGAATCGAACCCGAATGAAACGCAGCGCTACGCCAAGTGCACCTTAGCCTGACCATAATTTGTACAGAATGTGCGACAACAGGGAAACGTGATTGTCTCCCTGTAGTGCTACCTAATGTCTACCCACGGTCAGAAGTGACTAGTTCGCCAGTCTTTACCCAGCGTTGCAGGTCGAAGCTCGGACAAGCCTTCGGTGCTACATCGTGGTGCGCCATAATGGCAGCCTTTGGGTAGGTCCCCTTCAGCTCGTGCAGTAACCCCTTCAGTGCGCTCATCTGCTGAGGTGTGAAGTTTGCTTCAGGGTTACCCTTGGCGTCGATACCGCCAACCAGACACACGCCGACAGAAGTCGAGTTGTATCCCTTGACGTGTGAACCAACAGCATCTTGGTCACGACCAGCCTCTACGGTACCATCACGACGGATGATGAAGTGATAACCTACATCCAGCCAGCCCTGCTCTTTGTGCCACTGACGAATCTCACGAACACCCACGTCCATGGTTGCCTTGGTGGCGGAACAGTGAACGAAAATCTGAGAGGTCTCCTGTCGCTTAGTGAATTGAACCTTGGCCATACTTACTTTGCTCCTTTCTTCTGCTTGAACTTGCCGAACGGTACTTCACGCTTCGGCTCCTTCAGCCAGTCTACGGGAATCAATTTGTCGGCAAACAAGATGTTATGCTTCTCGCACCACTCAGCATAACTGGTGGGCGACCCTTTGTAAATCTTAGTGCGACTCGATGAGAACACTAACCGGATGTCTAACTCCGGGTATTGCTCACGAATCAGTAGGTGCTTCTTGCGGTCCTCGGCTTCCCAGAGACCCTTAGTCTCCACGAAGATGCCGTTAGGTAGCAAGAAGTCTGGAGTGTAAAGGTGGTCACTCGCAGGAATAACGTAAGGGATGCGCCACAATTCGTAGTCGAACGTGACGCCCTTTGATTCTAACTGCTTGGACACCTTGTCCTCAAGGCCAGACCGGAAGGCACCCACCTTCCGAATCCCTTTGGCCCCATAGCCCGCCATTAGAAGTCATCGTCTTCTTCGGCTTCACCTTCGTCAGCTTCCTCACCAGACCAGTCTTCCGGGTCTTCCTGAGGTTTGCGGCTGCGAGGTTCGTCCGCTTCGTAACCGCCTTCTACGGCTTCGTCAGCCCAGTCGTCTTCGCCACCACCAAAGGTGGCCAGTTCGACCAGCATCACGCCTTCCAGCTGCAACTTGACGGAGGCACCCGCAACAGCTGACCAGCCATACGGTACCAGAGAGAAGCGAATCTTCACTTTGGAGCCGCCGCCGATAATCGGAACGTCTTGGATGCGCTTGCCCTTAGCGTCTACTACGCCCAGAACAATCTTCTTGGTCTCGCCAGTCTTCTTGTCCTCGTAAGAACCGTAGCACTTGAAGTTGAACGTGGTGGTGCCATCACCGTTGTCGAAGAACGGCATGTCGCCTTCATACGGCTTCAGAGGTTTCTTACCCTTCTGAACCTTCGGCGGGTTCGCTTCGTGCGCTTCCAGACGGGCCGCGTAGTTTTCCTCATGGGTCTTAACGATGAGGTCTACCAGCTCCTGACAGTCTTCGTTCTTGAACGTTACGGAACCTTTGTAGGTACCGCGCGGGTTCTCAAAACCCTCACCGCCATAGTCCGGCTTGTTGAAGTAAGCATACGGCTCACAGGTACCAATCTTGGTGGTATAAATCTTCTTCTTAGCGAATGCCATGATGAATCTCCTTTAAGTTTAAACAGTAAGAGGGACAGCCTGTGTCCCTATAGTGCTACCTAATGACTATCTGGGCGTACCCGAGTCACTTGGCCTAACTCTTCGTACTCCGCCTCGGCAACTTCTAGGGCCTCCTCAAGAGACCCAGCGTGTACCGGGAGTTCATACGATGCGTTAGCTGTCTCGACCGTTACGACGAACTTTTGCATCTTCTCGCTCCTTCCACATGTTATACAGGGTGATGTACGCAGGGTCGAGCGTCTTCTCGTACATCTTTCTTGCCCACTCACTTGGCGTCATAACACAGACCCTTGTGCTTGGTGTACAGCTCCAGATAGAAAGTGGCCTTCGCCATGTCTTTCTCTAAGGTAGCCAGCTCAGACTTCTTCCCGGCACGCAGGCGGTACTTGAGGATGTTCCCGAGGCAGTACCCTTTGAACATCTCTTGGGTCATGCTGCGAGCAATCACCTCGATAGCCTCAACTCCTTCGAACAGCTGGTAGTGACTTGGTGACTTCACAGCGTCAGACTTTTTGTCGTGATGGTTCGGGCAGGATTTCACGTGGCTCTCGTCACGGGTACCACAGGCTGTGCAGATAGTTTCTGACTGTGCCACCTTTGGCTTACAGGTGTGAGGATAACGGTCATCATCAAACGCGCACGCCTCACAGAAGGTTGACACTGCTACCTCAGTCATTGACCACCTCCTTGATGCGCTCCCAGAACAGGCGCAGACGTGGCCACTTGGTTACCACAACGGGTACGAAAGGACGGCTCTTAGTCTGAGCCAATTCGTAGAGACCGCGAGTAACCAAAATGTGCACGCTGGGTGCCAGCTCGAAAGTGTCGCCGATACGTGGAATCTTACCGTGGCGCTCAGTGGCTGCTACAGTGCTGCGGTCCTCCCGGCGAACCGAGAAGATACCGTTGGATTTATTGAAGTGTAAGCGCATGGTTATGCTCCTTTAGGTGGCTCGTCGTTCATTGACCACACGATAGCCGCGAGGATGAACACGATGATTAGAATCAGATTGATGGACATATTGTTGTCTCCTATAGTGCTACCTAATTACATCTTAACGGTAGGGTCAGCCTCGGTACCACGCCATTTGTCGAACGATGGGTGACGAAGAGAGCCATCTGGAGTTTCCTCCATGTACTTAATTTGGCACGCCCAGCCCTCGTAAGGGTTCATGTACCAGCACCCAGCTTCGTTGGCGTTACACTCGGTGGTGTACTCTTTGACGCGCTTGGTAAACTCCTCCATAAGTGCCTGAGAGATATTGTTAGCGGAGACCACGCGACCTGACTCAAGGAGAACCTCGAAGCCAATCACCTTGCCCTCGTTGGCGAGACCGGGAGTCCCCCAGTTGATTCCCACGACGACACCGTCAGCCTCATTCTCTGGCTTCAGCTTCCACCAGCCGGACTTCTTACCGCGCTTATAGGTACCGCGAGGGTCCTTAACCACGAGACCTTCGTGACCTTCTTCCCGTTTCTGTCGGTAAAGCGCATCGAGTTCGTCCATGTCGTAAACTTCATGGGACTCCGAGAGGCACCACTCGACTTCAGGGAAGTGGTCTTGCAGGACTGGTAAGGCAACCTTGACGTGCTCAAGGCGGAGGAGAGTCATCACGCTGTAGTCGTCACCGGATTCGATAACGTCAAGCGGGATGATATCGTAGAGGACAACTTTGAGGTGCTTAGTGTCAAGTTCAAACGGAACCTTCAGCGGGGCCATCGGGTCTGTGTGAAAGTCAAAGTTACCCTTCTTGGTCCACTTGGTACGCAGCAGACCAGACCCGGTGTTAAAGTCCACGCCTTTGACCATGAGTTCTCCATCCAGCATAAAGCCATCCGGGAAAATCCAGCGGTCATCTTTCAGTAACTTCTGCCAGCGCTGGTCGAAACCGTTGAGATGCTCAAGGGCCGGAATGGTCTTGGAGACCCGGCTGAGCCACGCTGCGTTGGCCGTGTTATCTACGCAAATGTTCCCGCGAACCCCATCGTGCTTAGTGTCTGCGATGAGGTAACCGGAAGTCTCCAGCGCCTTCTCGATAGCAGAGCGTACGAACGATACGGCCTTAAATGGATTAGTCTTAATGTTCATCATGATGATGTCTCCGAAGTGTAGTGTTCATTTAGTGTGCAATAAGCAATCATAAAGGCCACCGGAATCCGATGACCTTGAGTCTGCCTATAGTGCTACCTAATCATTTCCAACTTGAGTAGTCGGCTGTGAGTTTTGCCAGCCAGTCTGACGCTGAGTCAATCGACCAGCGGCTGAAGGACTTCTCTACCAGAAGTTCCCCTCTGGGTTCGTATACCGAAAGAGAGACCGTGTGGTTCCATGTGTGGTACGCCATGACCACCCTCAGCATTGTCTCATCAAGCAATCTCCGCTCGGCATATCCTAAGCGAGACCACTGTGCTGTGCTACCGTCAAATAGGTACTTAGTTTGCGTGGCCATTTGTTACACTCCTACGAAATATTTCTCTTGGTTAACAACGCTGTCACCCTTGGCGTTACGGAAGGAACCCTTCACACCGCCACCACGCTTTGTCTTGTTCAGCTTGCGGCCTTTAGGGATGTAACCCTCGGTCTGCTGACGTTCACGGTTGCGCTCAAAGTTGATTGTGTTCTGGTACATGGTGTTACTCCTGATTGTGCTAGTAAGGGACATTCATGGAGGCCACCGAACGTGATGACCTTGAGTATGTTCCTATAGTGCTACCTTATTCAGACTTACCGTGGCGGAACTCGATGCGTCCTACTACTTCGTTCTTGTAATAGACGAACTGCTTACGCTCGCCATTGGTACACAGCTGGTCTATCAGGTAGCGGTCGTCCAGCTCTGTCCAGCGGAGGGACTTAACGTGGAGACCGCAAGGCCCAAGCCCTAACTTAAAGAGCGTCTTGGAGTGTGTACCATCCGGCAACACTGCGGTGAACTTAACGTGAATCAGGTCGGAGACCATCATCAGCTCGTCTTGTGCCTCCTTGAGTGACTTACGCAGGAACTTCATGCGCTCACGCTGGTGCTCTCGGAGTTCATTCTCATCGCGCACCTTCTGCTTTTCTTCCTCAAGTCTGGACTCAAGCCATCGCACCTGCTTATTGAGCGATACTTTATCTTCAGACAAGCGGCACACCTTATCGTGCAAGATGTCTGTGTACTCCTCGTTACTCTTTGCCTGCTTCTCAAGGGTGTACTCGCAAGTAGCGAGTCTCGTGGTGGCCCTTACGAACAGGACGATTAATATGATTAACAAGATGGTTACAACGATTGAGTAAGTCATAGCGCTCCTCTTTAAGTGTTCTTTAAGTTAAGACTTTAAGTAATGGAACCCTCGGTCATTCGAAGGTTCCCTATAGTGCTACCTAATTGCCTGAGACCCTAGGCGAACGCGAAGTCGGACTCTAAGATATCGCGCAGATTCAGGTCACCTTTGGCCGGGACCGCAGGCATTTTGTCCAGTTGAGACTCGTGCAGCTGGTCAGCGAACTGGTCGTAGAAGTCAGCGATTACATCGTTATCCTCGTAGGTCTTGACCATCGTCTCGCGGACTGCCTTAAAGAGATTCCCGGCGTCTGCTGGAATGGTCCCGAAGGAGTCATGAATGAGCGCGAAGGAGTCAATCCCGTAGACCTCGTTAGCGTGAACTACGGTCATGCGCAGGTGACTGCCATCCTGTGAGTGCACAAAGTTAGGAGCGATTCCTGACTCCTGCTTATGTGCGTCAATCTCTTTGGCTTCCCCTTTGTTGTACGTCATGAACACGTTGGCCTGACCTAAGAACGTCAGCTTCAGGCGCGCTTGGTCGCGCTTGTGGTATTCCTGCCACACCGGGAAGCCGTCTGGTGTCACCCAGTGGATTGCGCAGCGCTTGCGGAGAACCTCTTTGGTCTTCTTGTCCTTGACTTCAGCGGCCAGCAGTTTAGCGGCAGACTTCAGCCAATTCATCGCCTCGACAGCGGCCACTACGGTCACGGTCACAGCGTCCCAAATCAGCTTAGCCATGTAGCCAGCCGCTTGGTTAGGGTGCGTAAACATCAGGCCCTCGCCGTTGTCAATAGCAGGCTGAATGGTGTCCTCAAGAACTTGCTGGCGGAATCCGAACTCTTTGGAACCGTACGCCAACGTCATTACCGAACGCTTGGTTACCTTGCGGGTCACGCCGTATTGCAACCACTGAGCAGCCAGTACGGACTCGCCCAGCGTTACCTTCTCGCGGAACTCGCCAGTCTCCTTGTCGGCAATCTGCTCGACCACCGTCTGAGACCCATTGACAACGTGCTGGTGGAGCACTTCGTTGACCTTATCGGCCACAATCTTGTAGATATCCTGCACGGTATCAGATGGCAGCAGGTTTACCGCACGGCCACCGATAGAATCGCGGAGCATAGCGCTGAAGTGTTGAATCCCAGAGCATGACCCATCGAACGCCAGCGGTAGCGAGCAGTTGTAATTCAGGCCATGGTGTTTAACGCCTGCGTACTCAAAGCAGAACGCTAGGAAGCAGAACGGCGAATCCTGCTGGGTCCACCAAGTGTTATTCAGTGGGTCCGCTGCGCTCGCCAGAATGTTACCTTCGTTCTCTTCGATGAACTTGATGCGCTCAGGGAAGGGAACCTTGTCGACGCCAGCACAGTTTGCACCGTGAATCTTCAGCCAGTAGAACCCGTCGAGACCGATTGGCTTACCTTTGGCCAGCGTCAGCATACCCTTGGTCGTGTCGTTACCCTGCGGGTTGAACATGCTCACAGCGTACACACGTCCGCGCCAGTCCATGTTGTATGGGAACCAGATGGCCTTGTGGTTAGCGAACTTGTTGGCCTGTGCGACCATAAACTCCATTGACAAACGGCGAGACTGGCGGGCCTTGTCCTTACGGTAGACCGCTGCGGCCTCCTTGCGCCATGCCTTGCGTGCCACCTCGTTGGTGTCGATATCGTCCGGGCGTGGTGGTAACTCTTCGCGTTCAATCGCCGGGACGTCAGCAACCGGGCAGTGCTTCCAGTTGACAATCTCGTTGACTACCGCCAGCACCTTCTTGTTCACCTTCCACGGTGTGTTTTGCGCGAGGTTGACCGCTTTGTACACCTCGGGCATGTGCACGTCTGCGTAGCGGCGCAGTGCCTTCTTGGAGTGGGTACGAACCAGCGCCAGAGGGCGGCGACCTACTGACCAGTAGCCACCACCTACGGTTTCAACCCAAGGTTTCGGAGGGACTACGCACGGCTGGTGCATCGGGCTGATACCTGCGAGTGCTCCCGCTCTTTTGCTAAGGAGTTCCACGAAGGCCGGAGCCAGCTGGACCATCTGCATACTGGTTACATCATCGGAGCCATCGGCCATCTTGTTCTTGGTCATTTCCACCAGACCAGTCCCCTCGATGAGTAGCTCCAGCAGTTTGGTCCCTACGTGCATCTGCTCGTCAGTTTTCCAGCTCGCCCAATTGTCGCCGCCCAGCATCCCTTTGGAAATCATATCGGCCTCGACGACCTGCATGAAAGCCTTCTTGTACACGTGTCCTACGCGCTTGTCCAGCTGGTCCGCTACGTTCTTCTTGAAGTAGGCGGCTTCCTGCTCACGGATACGACCGAAGCGGGCCTCATCCTCAAGTGCCTTGCCTAACTGCGAGGATACCTGCTGGATAGTGGCCTTAGAGGCGTCTGTGAGCGTCCCTAAGACGACCTTGATGGTAAGCAGTGCGATTGCCTCGCTGGACACTCCGCGCTTCTCTTTGAGCAACTCAGCGCCCATGCTAACAGCTAACTCTGAGGGAACACCGTGCTTAATCGGGTAGTACGCGCGAGGTTTCTTACCGCGAGCATTTGCTTGCTCCTCCTTCCAGTCATCAATGCGCTTGGTAAGCTGTGGGTGTAACGTTAAGACCAGCGGCTTAGCGGCCACGTTGTCAGCGAACTCCCCGGCTTTGACCTGACGTTCCAGCATCTTCAGGAAACGTTGCTCGCCCAGCTCATACGCTTCATGTTCAAGGGCCAGCTGCTCGCGTGCCAGTTTGTCCCCGTAGTGCTCGCTGAGGATGTTGTATGGGATAGCGGCCAGTTCAATCTCTGAGAAGTCATTACGTGCAATGTTTAATGCGTTCATTGTGTGCCTCTTTGTGAATAAAGTTTATCTATTGGTGCCTCTTACGTGAGAGACACCTAAGATACACCTTGTTAGCCCATGAGTCTACCCTGAAGGTAGTTGTCCACCGGAAGGCCCCGACCCTGCTGTATGGCGAGACCATCGCAGGCCATCCATGCGTGTACTCGCTGCTCGATTTTCGCAAGGTCGAACTTTAGGGCCTCGGCGTTAATCCGCTCGCGCTCCTTCACGTGGCGTGCTCGGACCTTGGCGCGTTGTCTGCGTGCCTTGTTGATGTGCTTGCGGTCTCTCTGAAAGGTCCCCAGAGGATTACGCTTAGCCTTGTTGCGCTTACAGCGTTCAATCATCTTGTCGTGCGCTATCTGCTCAATCTCAGCAAGCAGCTCCTCAGGTTCCAGCGAGAAAGGCTCCCGGCCCTTGTCCGCTGAGAACGATACCGGGTCGGTAATCACTGGCTTGCCATCCTTGGTGAACATAATGTTGCCGCTGTGCATATCGAAGGATGCAATCCCGTAGAAGAACTTGCGAATCATTTGACACGTCTCGATAAACGGTCGGTCAGCATCCGCGTAGTCCTCAGGGTCGGGTTCACCCTCAACAAAGTAATACGCGAGGTCTGCATAACGGTCATGCTCATCGTTCTCTCTGCGCTGGCATGGTTCCAGCTCATCTAGCACCACCGTGTAGCAGCCAGCGTGGCGCGCTACGTGATAGACGTTAGGTATCCCTACCCGGCCTTGGTGCATCCGGCAGAAAGCCACGTAGGCGGCCCCTGAGTCCTCTTTCTTAAAGCCAACCTTAATGACCCTACCCGGTAGCAGCTCATGCTTAAACGCTGCGCTGAAGTGACCATTGCCCAGCAGGTTAAACCCAGCGTCCTTGGCCTTAATCTTCAGGGTTTGCCAGTAGTCCTGACGTTCCAGACCCCAATCGCTATCCGTATCGCCACCGTCGGACGTCTCATAGTTCACGATTTCCGCGATGAGTGCTACCAGCAGCGGCTGGCGCTTGTCGAGTTCACAGATTGGCAGGTTGCGGATGGCGTCTAAGCGTGCTTGCATATCGGTGTAGTTCATTTGGTTGTTTCCTTAAAGTTTTCCAGTTAAGTAATGATAGGCATTGCGTACCAGCTCCACAGAGTCCTGAAGTAACCCTATGCCCCTATTGCAGTTGGAGCAGAGTAAGCCCCTGACGTCTCCCGTTGTGTGCGAGTGGTCAACACACAGGCTTCTACCAGAGATTGGCTCTGGCTGTTTGCATATTGCACATACTCCACCCTGCTCGGTGTACATTCGGAAATATTCTTCCTCGGTTATACCGTAGGTTGACTTCAGGTGATTCTCTCGACGGCGGGCAGCCTCCTTGATGTAACGTTGAGAATCCGGCGAACGCGCTGCTCTCCTCACGCGCTGCTGTCTTGCCTTGCACGCCTTACAGGTACCGATGTGACCATCCTTGCAGGAGGCGTTACGATAGAAGTTATCCAGCGACTTAACTTCCCCACAATCTGTGTACGCCTTAGTGCGTTGCAACATAGAATATCCCCACCTTGTTTGCCTTAAAGCGGCCATTGGGTAGCCGCACAGTAAAGCGAGGCAAGAAGCCCCACTTCAGGTAACTGAATGATGCTTTGTGTACCTTGAGGCCCTTGCGAAAGTCCCGCACAAAGTACAGGACAATCAGGGCGTACACGCTAATTACGAACAGGGTTATCATACATTACCTTGCGTGTGCGGTAGGTTTGGGCTAGTTGGGCCATGTAATAGCCGAACCAGTCGGCTTTTGCTTCGGGTACGCCAGCGGTGCACTCGCAGGCCATCTTAAAGGCGCTGCGGTATTCGTGCATGTCCTGCTGTGTGAGGCCGTATTTGACCATTAGACCACCTCCCAGTATTGCCCGTCGATGATTGAATAGCATTCGCCCTTTGGTGCGTCAACTTGTTGCAGCGTGCCACCTAAGGCCACCTCTTTGAGCGTTGGGTATGCCTGCGGATATTCGCCTACATCCTCGATAGACCATAGTGCGGCTGTGTGAGTCTGTGAGTTCACTACCAACACAGCATCCTGCGAGTAGGTCTTACAGGCCAGCCATGTCAACTCTGCGGCTTGCTTCTCAGTGCATTCTACCTTAAGCGTACGCTCTCGCGTTGCCTCAGGCATACCAGCCTCTTTAAAGCAGCCTTGCACGCTCTCATCCCGGATATTGCCATATGCACCAGGATAGGTCTTAATGGTGCGAGTGAGACCCTTGAGCATCTTCTCGTTAACTTCGAGCGACTCATGGCCACGATAAGCGGTAACGAACACGAATACCTTGTTAGCTGGCTCTTTGGTGTAAATCATAATGTATATCCTTCAGTTAGTGGTTATCATCGTGGCTACTCTCAGGGTGACAGGACGTACCTTGTCAGAGACCCGAATGTAACCACTAGTTAAACACTATTGTCATGGTGTACATATCAGCTTTGACTAATCCATATTGTTAAAGAGCGGTGCTGCTAGTTACTGCTTGCTTACTACGTTACTACTTGTTCATCGTTGAGTCAACCATTTTCGTATGTCCGGTTGATGACTACTTGAGACCCTCAGTCTAACCAGATAACTCGCGGTATTGTCTGGCTGTTGGTGACGTTGTGTCTCTCAACGGTTGCTAATGTCTCATAACGGATTCTGAATGTCAACACTTAAAGTTAAACTTTTAGTTAGACCTATAGTGATAGTGTTCTTATTGGTAATGGTCTCTAAGTAATACTTTAAGTGTCTCCCTATAGTGATACCTAATTGATTGGTATATTGACAAAGGCTGCCCAATAGTCTTATAGTGATGGCTCACCGATTCCTATTGTCCCGCTCTCAGTGTCTCAGGGACTGCTAAACGAGATACTTATCGACTCTCCTGATGTGACCTACTAACAGTCACTGCTAAACGTTAGTCAAACGGTGAACCTCGTGAGCAGTCAGCTCACCTAAGGTATATGGTCTCAGGTATTACCTCAGGTTGGCTCCTCAGGTATGACTTGGAGGATACTTGGAGAGTACCAACAGATAGGGACACAGAGACATCAACATATAGTGTCATTAGGCCCCACTCACCACAACATATGGTATCACCCAAGGGATTCCCAAGGTACCGACCTAAGGTTAAACCGAAGGTTAAGGGGTGGCCCATGGTTACTGAAGGTGGACTGGAGGGTACCGGGGGATAACCAAAAGTTTAAACTGTGAGA